TCCTTTATTTGTTATTTAGAAGAAGAGGGTGGTGAGGAAAAAAAAAAAAGGGGGCGCCCCCCGGGGGGGGGGGGGGGGGGGGGGGGGGGGGGAGAGGGGGGTGCCCCCGAAAAGCTCCGAAACTCTATAACTATATAATTTATATATATTTTTATAGAGGGAAAGTAAGGGTAAAACTAGGGTAAAACCCAGGGATTGAAAAAAGTTATCGACTAAATACTAAATCGAGGACCGTAAAAAAATGTGCGACACGAGTGAACTAGTGATTTTTCTGCCATTTCCACCTACTGTCAACAGTTATTACAGCTCAGGGCATGGTAAAGTCAGGTATGTGTCTGCAGCGGGTAAAAAGTTTAGAAATGAAGTAGTGGAAAGTGTTAATGAACAGTGTTCTGGAATTAGAATTGATTCTAGAATTAATTTAGAGGTTATATTGTATCCACCTGACAGGAGAAAACGGGATTTGGACAATTATATGAAAGCACTGCTTGATGCAGTAACCCATTCTGGCCTATGGGCTGATGATGAGTTGATAGACCAACTTTCGATTTACAGAGGTGAGACACAAAGAAGCGGGATTTCTAGGCTAGAAATAAATTTAGGCGGCCCGATTATCCCGTTTAAAGGCCCGAGAAGGCCCTAAAATCGCCGTTTAAGCGAAGATAAGCTCTAACCTAGGTCGATCTAGCCCCCGCCCTATAAACGCCCTTAAAATCGATTTTAGAAGCTTGTTAGGAATAAAAAAGGCAGCCCATTTCTGGAACTGCCTTTTATTAATTATAAGTCTCCTCTGAGTTCACGCTCAGTCATTATGTAATCATCTGCTGGGTCATCGAATTCCCCGTCCTCATCTGGGGCTTCATATTCCTCCTCATCCTCCTCATCATAAACATCATCATACTCTGGTGGATATTCCCATCTCCATCTCATGGCTGCCTCCAATGCTGTCTGGTTGCTATGGCATATCCAAATGGCAATGGTAGCCTGATTTTGTGGAGCCAAGGGCTCACTTTCACAAGCTGGCCCACTGCCACGCGGGTTCTCACCCTTATAATTTCAGTTTTGATAAAGTTTTTCCTCTTCATTCTCACTCCTCCCAATATCCATTAGCTCTGAGCCAGCTTTCTTGGCCCTTCATGAAGGTCTGAACTGTGGATCTCACCTGTTCATTCCAATCCTTTATGGTCCAATCTGGGTACTGTTTTTCCATTGCTCTGATGTCAATGGCCAGTTTAGCAGCATTTTTTCTCAGTTCTTGCTTGTTCATTGTTATCTCCAAAGGTTGGGGAGGGTTGCCCCTCCCCTATATTATACTACTTTTTAGCGTGGATGGTATTGGCCAGCTCGCAGATTGCCCAGTAGTGACTTTTGTGGGCTGCTACGTTCTTGGACTCTGTGGACTTGATCCACTCCTCCAGCTCCTCCATGCTCATCGGGCCTTGTGCCAGCCTTTCATATAGTTGGGCTGTCCAACCAGTTTTTGCCTTTCCGCTAGATTGCTTCTTGAAAATTTCATCTAGATAAAGTTTGGCATCCTTACCAAATAGGTCGTAGACGAATCCAAGCCAGGACGCGGTTTTCTTTCGATCCCAACCCTCAGCCTGTTGCTTTTCCTTAGCCTTGGCCAGAATCTCTTGGTTGAGAGGCTCTGCTTTTGGCTTTGCTTTTGGCTCGGCTTTGGCGCGGGATTGCTGGGTTTTTGGGATATTGTCCCAATCCTCCCACAGCTGATTGATGTTATCATAGCTGTTTTTGGTTATCCCGTACTTGCCCACCAATCTAAGAATGTCTGAGATGGTGAACCAGTCTACAGCATCGTTGGCCTTGTTCAGTATCTGGCAGATTTTGTTCGCAGTATCCTTGAAGTCATCAGGCACTCTGTCAGGATGAAACATGCTGATAAGGGTGCGATACTGGCTACGTTGCTCTTTTGTAAATGACATGACTATATTCCTCTTGGTTTGCGGCCGCCCACAGCGGGGTGACCCATATGGTACTATACTATACATTTTGTTAAAGAGCTGGCCTCCTGGCCCCTTCTACCTCTTGGGTAGTTGGCTGGTTTTCCCTAACCGTTGAAGATATTATACGCCAGTTGGCTGGGGTCGTCTACCCTTTATACCAAATTTATCCATAAGATTTTCTTAGGGTAGTCGGTAGAATTGAATGTTTTACATTATGCTACCCCAGGGGGCGGTACCTATGACTGAAATTACCTCAAAAATCAAAAAATGACACAATTCTAAAATTTTTTTTCAAAAAAATTGAAAATTTTCAAAAAAATATCGATTTCAACTCCTGCATCTATTTACTTTTTGTCAAGTGCCAGCTAAAATTAGTCTCAAATAATTACATTTTCGCCCAAAAACAAAAGGACTGTCAAAAAGTAGTATCAGCAAATGGCCATTTATTACGGACAACATGTAAACAGAAGTAATTGCAGCATATTTAATGATGCGATTCTTTCTGAAGTGGGCCAAATGGCAAAGCATGGTATCTCCAAGGAAGAGATCCTTGAAGGGTACTCTACTAAATGGGAAGACCTACCCGCCGCGGATCAAGAAGCGTTCATGGAACACTTCAACTATGGCAAAGTCCAAGGTATTAAGCAGATGTCTGAGGCTCTTTTCATTCAAGCAAAAGGAAAGAATGGGACTCCAGCTGCTCTTGCCTATCTGTTAAGGTTTGCAAACAACTTTCCTCAGATTGGTGATGGAAATGCTACCATTGTCATTAAGGATGATACTGGTAAAAACATCATTCCTGATGTGAATGTGAAAATTAGCTAGTTAAATGAGCTAGTTAGATGGCTAAATTTAGTGGTAATGTTGTTACATTGCCAGGATTTCATGGTGGACAGCTTGCTATCTATGAAAATGCAACTAGATTTAACCATGTTTGCTGTGGAAGAAGGTGGGGTAAGACATATTTTCTAGCAAGGCTTGCTGTTGAGCATGCACTACGCGGAGAGTATGTTGGTATCTTCGTACCTGCTTACAAATTTCTCTCTGAGGTTTACAGAGAAATTTTAGACAGATTGCTCCCTCTAGGGCCGCAAGCAAGTAAAACTGAAGGAATTATAAGGATTCCGACAGGTGGCAAGATTGATTTCTGGTCAACAGAAAATGAGGCTTGTGGGAGAGGACGCAAATATCATTGTGTTCTAATTGATGAGGCTGCATTCTGTAAGAATGAGGCAATGACAGCCATCTGGGAGCGGGCTATATTTCCAACGCTCCTAGATTATAAGGGTAGGGCATTTGTTTTCAGCACGCCAAATGGCATTTCTGAAGACAACTGGTTTTACAAGATTTCGGAAGATCCTGATTGGAGGAAATTTCAGGCACCGACTTCTACTAACCCTTACATGCCAGTAGATGAGCTTGAGCGCATAAAGCAGACAACCCACCCTCTAGTCTGGCGCCAAGAGTTTCTGGCAGAGTTTATTAGTTGGTCAGGAGAAGTTTTCTTTGGTATTGAGAAACTTCTTGTGGATGGCAGCCCTGTAGCGGATGATTATAGGATTCACGGCCATATCTTTGCATGTGTTGACACTGCAATGAAATCAGGCCAGGAACATGATTCAACTGCTATAGTCTATTTTGGCAAACAACCTGGGTACTTATACGAGGACCGACAAGCGCGGATTTTTGTTCTTGATTGGCATTTGGAACAAATAGATGGCGGAATGTTATTAGATTTTGTTCCAAGGATTGTAAATAGGCTAGATGAACTTGCTATTAGACATAATTCACCAGCTGGGTCTAATGGCATATTTATTGAGGACAAGGCAAGCGGGACGATTCTCCTCCAGAATCTCGCTGCAAAAGGAGCCCCAGCATGGCCTATCGATTCAAAGCTGACCCAAATGGGTAAATCAGAACGTGCGCTTGCGTCCTCACCCTATATTGCACGTGATCTAGTTAAAATGACAGACTGTGCATATAGCAAAACTATGAATGTTAAGGGCTCAACAAGGAACCACCTTCTGGCCCAACTAGCAAGCTTTCGCATAGGTGATAAAGAGGGTGCCAGAAGAGCAGATGATCTAGTAGATTCATTCTGTTATGGTACTATTATTGGTGTTGGCAACACAACTGGTTTTTAAAAATGGATCTGAGTACATCATTCATTTCAGATACATTTGGTGACGGCTCACCACTTTATCAGATTCTTAATGCCCAGCAGCTTGTCCCAGGAGAAGAGCCATCCTATCAAGTCTGTAAGCTTCTCTATGTCTATCACCCTCTTGGCAAGAAAATTGTAGATGCGCCCATTAGCAAGGCTATGGGCAAGCGGAGGGATATTATCATTACTGAAGACATCTCAGAGAGACTGGTAAAAAGATATAATGAGATCTGGGACTCAATGGCAATTGATGATTATATTGCCAATACATACAGACTTTCAAGGATTTATGGGGTTGGATCAGTAGCTGTTATTCCAGAAGATGGCAACACTGATAAGCCTTTAAGCCCTGATGAGCTGAGAAACAGCGGGACAAACTTAAAATTTTCTGTATTTGATCCTCTCAATACTGCTGGATCTATGGTTGGGATTCTTGATCCTAATGATCCACAGTTCCTGAAATATTCATCTATTGCTGTCGCGGGTAAACAGTATGCCAAATCAAGAGCGCATATTCAGCTCTATGAACAACCCGTATATCTCAGCTTCACAAATTCTGCATTTGGATATGTAGGACGCTCTGTCTTTAATAGGGCACTATATCCGCTACAGTCTTTCCTTTCATCTATGATTACGGACAATATGGTTGTCCTTAAATCAGGTGTATTAGTTGCTAAGATAAGACAGCCTGGATCTATTTCTGATCGCATAATGCATGCGGCAAACCAGTTTAGATTGAACCTTCTGAAAACTGCAAAAACTGGAAATACAATTGCAGTGCAACCTGACGAAGATGTCCAATCTCTTGATCTGCATAGCCTAGATTATGCAGTCCCAAGAAAGAATATTCTTGAGAATATTGCACTCTCACTAGATATGCCATCTAGCTTCCTTACCAATGAATCTCTTGCACAAGGGTTTGGTGAAGGATCTGAAGATGCCAAGCTCATCGCGGGATATATCGATGATGTTCGGCTTGACATGCAACCGCTTTATGACTTCTTTGATAATATAGTTCAGCATGTTGCTTGGTCTCCAGAATATTTTGAAACATTAAAATCACAAGATCCAGATTATAGGAAAATGTCTTTTGAGGAATTCTTCTCAAAGGCAAGACGCTCTTTTAGAACAAAATGGCCTGCTGCTCTTGAGCCTACAAAGAAAGAGCTTGTTCTGATGCAGAAAGAGCAATACACATCTGTGCTAGAAGTGTATAATACACTAGCACCTTCTCTTTCAGGAGATAATCTGGCGAGACTTGTCGATTGGACCACAGCCAATCTTAATGAAGCACAGAACCTATTCCCCAATCGTCTTGAGCTAGATGCAGAAGAAATCGCCAAGGAAAGTGATATTATTGCTAAGCAGAATGCTTCTATGGGTGGAGAGGCCATACCTGGAGTGATGAGCGGGAACAAGCCTGCTGGTATTGGGATGAGCAGAATGCGTGGGAAGCCTCATGCACCTGGAAGATCAGAGCTTTCCCCGCACAAGGCGGGTAAAAGAGGGACTGATACTAATGGCGATGGAATAACTGCTATTACAAATAGACTATGAAAATAAATCAAGCTGGTCTAGATATTGTAAAAGAGTTTGAAGGGTGCAAGCTTACTGCTTACCTATGCCCTGCTAGCGTGTGGACTATTGGGTATGGACATACAGGAGCGGATGTTTATAGAGGTTTGACTATCACCCAAGATAGAGCAGATGAGCTTCTTGCTAATGATCTGAGCTTTTTTGAAAAACGAGTATTCCAACTTGTTGGATCTGCACCGACGAATGAGAATCAATTTTCAGCATTTGTTAGCCTGTGCTACAACATTGGCCCATCAGCCTTTTCAAAATCATCTGCTCTTAGAGAGCACAAAGCTGGCAATTATAAATTGGCAGCTTCTAAAATGATGCTATGGAATAAAGCAGGAGGTAAAGTTCTTGCAGGTTTAATAAGGCGTAGAAAAGCAGAGTCTGAATTATATGCCTTACCAGTCTAAAGAACAAGAGCGCCTTATGAAAGGCGTTGCTAATAATCCTGAGTTTGCTGAAAAAGTAGGCATTCCTCAGGAAGTTGGCAAGAAGTTTGAAGAGCATAAATCAGATGCTGCAGGCATTCTAGTCCACAAGAATGGCAAAGTACTTCTTCTTAAAAGAAGAAGAGATGCTTCATCATTTGCTAGTAATTGGGGATTTGCTGGAGGCTCTTTGAACGAAGGAGAGTCTGCTTATGATGCAGCAATTAGAGAGACATTAGAAGAAACTGGTTATAATGCTATTCATCCAAGGCTTCTTGGCTCATTCGGACAGAGCGGGGTAAATTTTCATGCATATATTGCAAATGATTATTTTGATCCTGTAATAAGTGATGAGCATGTAGCAGCCCAATGGTTTGATTGCAAAAGCCTTCCACACCCTATGATCCCAGGTTGCCACGAGGCAATCAAACAAGTATATCCAGACGCAGAAGAAAGGTCTGAGCTGGATGTAATGAAAGACATCCGCGATGGTGCTATTCCATCCCCTCAGAAGTATGATGGTATTTGGCTATACGCCTTAAGGATTACTGGATCTGGGATAGCTGTTAGAGGCAATGGTGAAATTGCTTTTAAAAGCCCGGCTGATTATTTGACGAATGATTTTCTTGAACGCTGTAATGGGCTCCCTGTTATTTGGGAACACCCTGAAGATAAACTTTTAGATACAGAGTCATTCCAGAAACAGATTATTGGCACATCCTGCCTACCTTATATTGAAGGTGATGAGGTATGGACTGTAGCCCGCATATATCACGAAAGAGCAGCGGAATTAATGGCTGAAAAGCAATTATCAACTTCGCCAGCTGTTCGGATAGGCTCCTCTGCAATAAAGCATGGGGATTTATTGGTAGAAGGCAAGCCCGTGTACTTAGACCATGTTGCTGTTTGCTTAAATGGTGTATGGGACAAAGGGGAGCCTGACGGCATTCGTTTAGATTCACTTGAGGATAAAAACATGGATGAGCAGATTTTGGATAAAATCCAGGAGATGTTGAGTGGCTTTGAAGTCCGTATGGATGCAAAGCATGATGAAATCAACAATCGATTGGATGCCCTTGATAAGGCAGAAAAGAAAGAAGTTGAAAAAGAGATTGAGGAAACCAAGCATGTAGTCAAAGGCGATTCCAAAGCCGAAGATGAAGATGTAAAGGATGATGCAGACTCTTGTGATGAGAAGGCTGATGCAGATGAAAAGGCAGATGCAAAAGCGGATTCCGCTGATGAAGCTGAAAAGGCAGATTCTCGTGTAGACTCTCTGCTTGATGAAATTTCATCTTTGAAAGCACGCATTGCTTCCCTTGATGAGAAAACTTCAGAGCGTTCGATTGCTGATACTGAAGCTCTTGCCCAGGCACAGGCCCGTGCAGATTCTGTTGCGATGGCACTTGGTGAAACTGCTGGCATTTCTCCTATGATGGGAGAGGCGCTGATTTCATACCGCAAGCGTCTTGCTTCTCGTTTCTCTAAGTTCTCTGATCGTTTCAAGAATGTTGATATAAGCAAAATTAATGATGCTGAGCTTTTCAACCCGATTGAAGATGCTGTTTATGCAGATGCAATGGCCTATGCCAAGGCGCCGCCTATGGCAGAAGGGAGAGTACATTTGGTAGAGTCGCGGGATGATGCTGGTCGTATGGTTCGCACTCCTTCTGCCAATAGTGATCCGCGTGCTTGGATGGGACAGTTCTCATCTGGTGCGGTATTTAATGGCGTAATCAAACATTAAGGAGTTATACAAATGACGACTTTCAATCCTTTTGCCGTTACTAATGTACAGGATAGCTTTTCTGTACAGTCCAATGGCTTCTGGCAGGGTGATCTTCAATCTGATCCTGCTGGACGTTTTCAGCTTGCGGCTGGTGTCATTGATGCTAGTGAGACTGGTGTAATTTGGGGTGGTCTGCCTATTGTTGAAGGCACTCCTGCTGCTACTCCTGAAGCTGGATACATGGGCTCGAATCTGACTCTGGCAACCACTGCAGCGGAGATTTCTGGCTTCACTGTATTCAATGGTTCTTACAGCGTTCCTACCACTCCTCAGTCTCCTGTTCCTACGGCAGTTGCTGGAAATAGCTTTAATTTTGTTCGCAAAGGTACTAACAACCGTATTGTTGTTAAGTGTTCTGCTGCAATTATTGCCTTGGCAGGCTCCTCAAATCCTCAGGCATTTTCTTGGGATTTTGTGAATGGCCAGCTCATTTCTGGTAATGGCACTGATGAATTCACCGCAACGCTTATTCAGGTTGATACCAACGGTGCTATTGTTTCCTATGATGGTGCAACTGGTTATGCAACTTGGAATACTACTGCCAATGTTGCTGTCATTCAGATTTAAGGAGTTACAATAATGGCAAATATTACTAATGGTTTTGTTCAGATCCATCCGTCATTTACTATGCCGGAAATCATCATGCAGTATCAGCAGCCGTCTGGTGCATTTAGTGCACTAGCTGGCGGCTCTATTGCTCCCAAGATGGCACAAGGTGATCTGGCTGTATACATCAAGCGTCTGAATGTTAAGTCTGCATATCAGGCAAACCAGAATGCAGGAAATCAGCTTCCCTCTTGCTCTGTAAGTGCACAGCAGATTTCTGCACCTACTTACTTGCTGCGCAATCGTACTATTTATGATCACCATGATATTGCTGCTGCAAATAATTGGGGCTTTGCTCTTCCTGAGGCGAATCGACTTGCGATGCGTCAGGGTATTTTCACTGGAATGCGTAATGGCCTGCTTTATGGCTTTAACCCGCAGAACACTGGTGAAGGTCTCCTGAATACTCCTGGAGCATTCACTGATACCCTACCAGCGGATACTGGCGGTAACACCACTGTTGTTACCTACAGCCCTGCTGAAATGGCACAGTATCTTACTAAGCAGATTGTCCAGGCCAAGATTCGTATGAATCAGATGGGGACTGCTGCTCGTGTTGTTGTGCTTGGTCCGCAGCGCTGCCTTGGCCAGTGGATGTATAGCGTTGTATCTGTCACTGAGTATCAGATTCCTGGTGCTGGTGTCACTTCCACTGCTGGTGTTACTGAAGGAGTTATTGGATGGTCTGGTGACTCTGTTGAGTGGTGTTATGATGACACCCTTATTGGCAAGGGTGCTGGTGGTACGGATGCTATTCTTCTGGTTATCCCGGAAATCAAGACCCCGTATGTTGGCTCCAAGCCGAACACCAATATCTTTGCAACTCTCACCCCTGGCACTGATGCAACTACTCTGATGCTGTCTGATATGGCTGCACCTAAAGAGATCACCTCTCCGCTTCCTGATGGAGCACTGAGCACTGTTTCTGAGATTCGTTGTACGCCGGGCTGGGCAATCCGTTCACAGGGCATTTCTATCCTGTCTATGGCTTACGCCTAAAACATGTTGCACTGGCTAGAGTAGCGCATCGAAAAGGGTAAGCCCTCACCCCTGCCAGTGCATTTTATTTGGGCATCATCTTTAATGAGGTAAAAAGATGGACTTGTATGTATTGAATCCAACTACTCAGTCTCACAATTTTAATTGGAGGGTTCCTGAGGGTGAAAGGATTTTTACTCGCACTATTGATGCTGGAAGTCAGATGCAAGTTCTGAATGGTGTATCTGAAGATGTATTTAATTATGTCGTTGATCACCATAAAAGATATGGCATGGTTAGTGTCTCTGAGGCAAAGAGCGCAAAACGTAGCGGAAATAAGATTGCGCTAGTGTACTCTGAAAAGCCTATGCCTGCTGATATTTATGAGATGGTTGATGAGATCAATGAAGATATTGTATCTCGTCAAATTCAGCTTGAGAAAGAACGCAGCGCTATTGCTGTGATGAAGTCTGTAGAGCAGAATCCTGATCTTAATGAAGGTGTTAAAGCAGTTGAAGTTGAAATCACTGAAATGACTCCAAAGGAGACTGCTCGCAAGAGCAAGCCTTTGGTCAAACAGAAATTCTCCTCAAAGGACTGATAATATGAGTGGCCCAACAGAAGCTGGATTTTTGACATTTATCCGCGACATAATGCAGATTGATAATACCATTCTTCCTGATGATAATTGGGCCATATCATTTTCATATAATTATTCAATAAATATATGCTTGCCATTGATTGGCTCTATTCCTCAAATTCCTGAAAATTTTTTATATTCAACAGCAGTGTACAATCTTGCTGCTGATACGCTTCTTACTTATGCTATTGACCAGCCTGGGCAAGATTATTTTGCAAGATACCAACAGCAATATAAACTTAAAGCATTAGTGCCTGGTGTAGTTGAAAGAGCACAAGATGAATCTACATCTACTGATTTGTTTGTCCCTGACTTCTTTAAAGATATGACTTTGCAGAATTTGCAGAATTTGAAAACCATATATGGTAGGACATATATGCAAATTGCGCAAAGTTTTGGAAATTTGAGCTTGCTGAATATTGCTTAATGAAAATATCCTTTGAGGTAAAAACTGGATATTATAAAAATAGAAAGTCTGTTAAATGGGTTGCTCAATGGATTGAAAACAATTATGGCATAGTTGAATTATTTAGCAATATGTATGCTGATGCAATTGCTAAGGAAGTTCAAGAAGTGCTTTTGTTTTACTCCATGAGGAAGAAGCCTTACCCAAAGGTTATGGGTCTTGAAAAATCTACTAAATTATTTCAATACGCATTAACTAACAAAAAATTTGATAATAAGATTGCTGGTGTTCCTACAAAGCGATCTTTGACAAGAAAGGGAAAGATTAAAAGAAAGCATTATCCTAGACCAAGTTTTGTTGATACTGGATTGTATAGAAGATCACTTCAAATAGTACTGCGTAAATGACAACTTTTAATCAAGGCATTCCAGATAGCTCATTAGAGGCTGTATTAAAGTCTGGCCTTGGCATAATTAGCCAAGAGCAAGTTGTCACATTCAAAAAATACAAAAGAGTCATTCTCCCTTATGACGGCTTTGTATTTTGGGTTCTTGCTTCTCTACTTGATGAAAATGAAGTCAATCCAATTCTTGATGTAGCTGGATCATTTCATTATTATTCAGATCAAAAACAAGAGTTATCCAGCACTATAGCATATCAAAATGTTATTTTCACTACTGGTACACAGATAGCTGATTTTAACATCTTACAGCCTGAATATATGTATCTTGGTGAATTCCAAAATTTATTATTCAGCTTTTCTAGTCATAAAAATTATTATCAGCAAGCCAATCTATGGCACTATGAAGGTCAAGCAGTCTATCCTCAGATGATGAGTCAGATTGTTGATAGCCTTGACATTCTTAATAGCAAGGATATAATTGTTTCAAATAGCTTGCCTATTTGGATTTCACTGAACCAATATGCAGCAATATATCCTTCTTATCTTGTCCCTGAAAATGTACATCCTCCATATATAGCTTGTCACATTGATGAGACCTCTACATCAATTCTTCAACCGATACCTTTGTATAATGCAGAAGGAACTTGGCAATTGATGCAGGATAGTGTTCAATTAGTTGTGTATGGATTGAACAATACTGATATTCAGAATTATGTGCAATACATCATTGCCCAATCATGGAAGAATGGATGTTTTGGTATAATAGGCGATGGCATAAGAGTGGCTGATGGTAAGCACATTCAATCAGAATTGAATACTATCGCACAGCAGAAATTTGTTGAATTAGATATTAGCTATAATCAGCACGCAGTGTATAATTATGCTCTTGAGTATATTGAGAGTGTTCTGCCTGTATCCCTGATGGAAAATGTTCCGTAACTGCCATTTAACGCAAGAGGTATAAAATGGCCAATAATTACTACAATCAGATTGTCAGGCTTAATGTCTCTCAGACTATTGCGCCTGAGCCTAATAAGCTGCAGCAGACTGCGGCAGTTGTCTCAATGGGCGGCACTGAAGTGCCGACTGGATTTACTCAATATATTGCATCTCCTTCGGATCTTGATCTTTATATCACTCCTGATTATGACATCTCTTCCATTTCATGGACTGCAGGTGTTGTTAGTGTAACCACTACTAACAATCATGGAATTCCTATTGGGCAGACAACTACTGTTGAAGTCAAAGGGATGACTCCCACTGGCTACAATGGTACTTTTACTGCAACGTCATACAATGACAATACTCTGAATTATTCCCTTTCAGATGATCCTGGCGCATCTTCTGTTCTTGGATCTCTGCTAATTGGTAATCAGATTTACATCAAAGCATTTGATCAGACGTGGTGGGCGCAAGGGAACACTCAGGTTGGCTATTACATTTATGAAACCAATACTGTTGTCCCAGCGGATGTATATGCTTTTGTAGAAGTGTATCTGGACCAAAATCCTGAAACTATTTACAATTGGTGTTTTCTTACTGGCATGGATGAAGATGCAGCAGAAGGATACACATTCCTTCTTGGGCATAATTCCCTTACAGCACTTCTTAAATTCTATATGCCTGTAAGATCATCCACTTACCAAAGCTGGGCTGGTTATGATACCTTGAGGAACACATTCCTCATGATTCAGTCTCCTGATGCAGATCCTGCAACTGAGCTTGATGTCGCATCATTCTTCCAGTATATTACCGCATTTGATCCAACACCTACTAACAAACTTCCGCCAAGTCAATATACATTCCTTGACGGAGTAACTGCTTATAAGCCTCTATCGCAACAGCAGATTAACCTGTTTGTTGATGGCAATATTAATTTTGTCACCACTGGCGCGGAAGGCGGCATCACTAACACAATTCTTGTTCCTGGTAAGAATCTTGATGGAACGCCATCGAATGTTGCGTTTAGCATTGACTGGATTCAGATTCATCTTAATCAAGATATTGCAAATGCTGTAATCAATGGTAGCAATAACCCGCTATCCCCTCTGTACTACAATCAGGATGGCATTAATTTCTTGCAGCAGGTTGCAGTCAATACTGCCAATAGAGCGATCTCAACTGGCCTTGCTCTTGGCCAGGTAATTGTTACTGCACTTGATCCTAATGTATTTGCCACTAATGTGAGCACTGGCAAATATAGAGGGAACTTTGTTATCAATGCTGTCCCATTTAGCCTGTATACTGGTCAGAATCCTTCTGATTATGCTAATGGGCTTTATGGCGGTCTGCAGGCTGCATACGTTCCTCAGTATGGCTTTGAGCAGATTGTCTTTAATCTTAATGTTACCCAATTTGCATAAAGGAGTAGAAAATGCCTACCAATCCTAATTTGATTCCTGGCAATATTAACAGGATTAGAGGCACTATTCTAGTGCCTTCAAATTCATCTCTTAATATCACTGCTCCATACCTAGGTGCTGAAGGTATTATTATTACACCTCAGACTGCTGTTACCACTGTTATTCAGGGAATGGCATCTACTGTAAATTCTGAAGAGCCTTATCAGATCATCCAAGTTAGGGCAATGGTTCTTAAATCGCTGGCTCTATCATCTGCATATATCTCTCAGATTAAAAATTCTCCTGGGCTTGGAAACATCACTATCACTCCTGATACTGATGTTATGGATCCATTCACACTTAACAATGCAACTATTGTTAACTGGCAGGAGATTAGCCTGGCTGGCAGGCAAGCGGATTTTGCTGTTGTGTTTGCTGGTTATTACAACATCTCGAATGATCTCTGGAGTCTTTAATGCGATTCAATCCTGACTTGAACATGGTCATGCACCTCACGGATGAGGATGGCAACCCGTTTGTTGTTCATTCTACACCTGTATCTTCCGCTGCTTTTGAAGCTAATTGGAAGGTATTCCGTGATGCGTATGAAGAGATGACAAGCGGGAGAAGTATGGCTGCAACTATGTTTTATTCTAAAAAGATATTACTGAACTCTGCAGAAACATACAACAAGAAAAATGATATTCAGGACTTTCTGTCCAGCATAGCATCAGCAACTTTTGTAGTTACTGGTGGACAACCAAAGATGCTGGCAGAAAGTTCTATATCTAATGATCTTAAAGATGAGGTCATTAATCGTATCGTTTTTTTTATTATACTATCACGTCATACCTTCCCCTCGATGATGAAAACGTGGTTATCGGGGATTCTGCCAGCGATGAGCTTGGAGCTTACATCGTTGAGTGTTTCGGAAGTGATCGCTTCTTTGACGACTGCGAACACGGAAGAACCTACTGGAAATATGGACACATCTGTTCTGAAATAATCGATAATTTTAGATTGAGATTCTTTAATGAGCAGTATAAGAAGCATTCTTGAAATTGAAGTAAAAGGTGCAGAGGCCATTGAAAAGGCTGCTCGTGATGTCCACGGCCTCAGCGGATACTTTAAATCATCCTCTCATAATACTGGCAGAATTGATGACACAGTAAAACCAACTGGTGGTCAGTTCAGCGGATCAAATTGGAATCCTGCTTATATCATGGGAGGATCATCAACGCCATCTGGCCCTGGTGGATTCAATGCAGGCTATACTCCTAATGCTGCAGCAGCAGGCGGAGGTGGTGGCAATAATTATATCAATCCTGGATACTATAGGGGGTGGCAACCAGGAGGTCACCCTCCAAATAATGGAGGGAATAGAGATGATGGCCCATCCTATATGTGGAATATAGGATCTTCTGTTTCAAGTGCAGCATGGAAAGGAACCACATCCATTCTTGGCGCGGGTGTTGGAATGGTTGGGGATGTGGCTAACATGGCACTCAACCTTGCTATTAAAGGGCTGAATAGCTTTGGCAACCTACTGATGAAGATGACAAGTCCTGCAGGCGTTCTTCAAAAGTTTGTTGACATGTTCTCATTTGAAGGGATGATTGGCTCTAGCCAAGCAATAACACAGCGTTCATTCTTTAGCAATGCCGTTGGTATCAACCCTAATGATATATTTAGACTTAATGCTACATATGGAAGATTAGCAGACCCTGGAAATGTACTTTCAGGAATTGCTTCTGCTAGGGCTGCTCCATTCTCATTAGGTCTTGCAACTGCTGGTATATCGCAGCAAGAAGCAAGGTCTATGTCTACTGAAGAACTCACCTGGAAGATGACTGACCTGGCAAGAAATTATGCCAGGAACCCAAGGTGGGGAGCAAATGAAATGACACTAGGTGCAACTGGCTTAGGCCAGTTCTTTAGTGTTCAGGATATGCTTAGAATAGGCAATCTGTCTGAAAAAGAATACTCAGAAATAAGAGACACTAGTAGCAGATATGAATCCTCATCCAAGCTAAAAGATCCAGAAGCATGGCGTCATTTTGAAACAGAGCGTGCTATTGGTATGGCAGGGGCAGAGACTGCTATCCAGAACAAGATGACTAGGCTATTGCTTCCTGTTGAAAATCTTATCAATACTGTTAAGAAGGGGTTTGAAAAGGGTGGTGGTGCAAATGCCATTGACTCTGCACTTGAAGGTGTTGTTGAATTTATCAATAGGATTAATGAATTATTCCAGTCAGAAAGCAAGGAAGAATTTTTTGAAATCCTGAAAAGAGATGCAAAGGATCTTGGGGAATACACGCTAGACAGAGCAAAAGAGGCGTGGGATTTCGTCCATGAGTGGGCTCAAAATAAATTCCCTGAAGCAACTGAAAAAATGGATGCTGCCTTTTCAAGCGCCCTTGAATTTGGTAAATCTTTAAAAGATTTGATCCCATCATTTGATGATATT